AGTCAGCTTGATACCGTGGGAGTTGGACTCACAGTTAAGTTGAATTGAACCTGGATTATCTGCACCCATTGCTTCGATTACACCAGTTCCTTTTGGTCTTAGTCTTAAGTTAAGATTTGAATCACCTCCAACTGCACCGATTTGTGCACCACCACCTGTTGCAGCGTTTGTAATATCAATGTGATTTACTGCTGATGATGTTGTTTCAAAAATTAATTGTTCGTTTCCATTTTCATCTCTAATACCATGAGCGTCATCAAAGTCGATCATGAAAGAGTTAGTATCTAAATTACCACCTAATTGTGGTGATGTATCATCTACAACATCTCCACCCGTTTGAATTTCAATCATGTTTGGATTTGTTGTGTCAGGATTTCCTGATGCAAAAATTATTTTAGTTGTTTTTGTTGTAGCGGAGTAAGTAAAGCTATCACCTGTTCCTGTAGCGTATTTAAATTGTACTGTGTATGCGCCTGATGTTGAATTTTTTAAAATGTAAAAGTTTTGAACGTCGTTTGGAATTGTAACAATTTGATTACCTGTAATTGTACCTGTAAATTCTATCATTCTGTGTGCAAGTTCTGCACCAGTAGATCCATCACTAACTGCAAGAGCAGTTGTTTGTGCACCGCCGGCTATAGATTTTTGTATAAATCCACCAGCTATCTGTTCAATAAGATCTAAGTTGGTATTAGTCTTTGTTCCCCATGTACCGGCGTTTTCGCCAGTTGCCATTTTTTCAATACCCAAAGGTGTAAATGTCGATGCCATATTAAGCTGCTTCTCCTGTTACGTCGTTATAACTGGTATTTGATCCAGTTGCAACATCCGAATAAGAAGTATTCGAACCCGTTGAAACATCACTATACGATGTGTTTGAACCTGTGTCAATATCTGCATATGCTTTAACATTTACTACTCCTACGCTCACAGTGGCTGCTTGACCAGTTAATCCCATAACTTGGTCTTTTGGATCTACGCTTCCTACAGAAGATGTAGCAGAAACACCAGTTAATCCCATGATATCTGCAGGTGCCAAAGCTCCTACTGCAGCTGTAGCTGCTTGACCAGTTAATGTAACTGCCACAGAACCAGTTCCTAATATTGTGCCTAAACTAAAGTCTGATTGTAAACCTGTTAAAGTTACGTCTTCGTTTGGTACAACAACCGATCCTTGTGAAGTTGTTATTGAAAAACCAGAAGGGAAAACAGCTGTTCCAACAAAAGCTATAGGTGTTCCCAATGTAGAAGTTATAGATTGTCCTGTTAGAGTTACGTCTTCATTTGGTGCAACTGCTGATCCTTGAGAAACAGTAACTTCTTGTCCTGTTAAACCTACGAATTGATCTGCAGGATCTACCACACCGATTGCTGAAGTAATAGACTGACCTGTTATTGTTGGTGTCACAGAAATGTCTGGTGTCACTGTGCCTAAAGACGATGTAATTGCTATGCCAGTGACTGAAACTGTTTTAGGTATTACCGGTGAAATAGAACCAACCGAGGCTGTAGAAGAATTTCCTGATAATGTAATGTCAGCAGTTCCTGTTGCTGTTACTGAGCCAATACTAAAAGTTGCAGATATTCCTGTTAATGTGATTGTTTCGTCAGCAAGGTTTCCCCAACCACTATCGCCCCAAGCTTTTGCACCCCAACCGGTTGCAAGTAAAGCATCTTCATTCCAATATGCTTGGCCCCAGGTGAATCGACCCCATCCTGATTGAACCGACATCTTGGTCCTCCTATGCTAATCTGATGATAGCGTTTGATGCGTCTGCTGCTGGAAATTGAATTGTAAAAGTTCCGTTAGTCGCTGTTTTGTCAGATCCGAAAGCTATAGCTGCCACTGCCGCATTTGTTGCAGATGAGTTGTAAATTAATGCACCATTAGCTGTAAAAGTAGCTGATGAAAAACTTACATCTGCAAAATCACAAAGTGCAGTTGTGCTTGATGCCACTGGAGTTACGCTTGTTAACGTAGCACCACCAGAGGTGTAAGCAGTTCCAGATGTGTTTGTAATTTCTTCTGACGTTGTGAAAGCTGTAGTTCCTGCGCCGAGAGTCGCGTCGCTATCATACAAAGCAATTTTAAAAGTGTTACCAGTTGTTGCTGTAAAATTGTGTACACCTTTTAAAAGTTCTACTTTAAAACTTGTGCAAATTGCCGATGTTATTGCCATATCTTATCTCCTAAGGGTTCGTTGATGGTATTGATAATCTAACAGCTCCGTCGGTATAGTCGTCTCGTCTTCTTCTGCCAATTTGTTCAACACCAAACTTATCTACTTCCTGTTTATACTTTTGCTCGTATAATGTCAACATATCTGCTGGGCCTTTTAAGAAGGCATAAGTCTCTGCTAAACAGCAATATAATAAGCCATTTGGGAAGTTTAGACTGATGTAATTACTCGTATTATCAGATGCTAATGTGTCTGGCATCTTGTTATAATGAACTCTGAATTTATAGTTTGTATTAGGGGTAGGAGCTAAAAAAATACGTCCTGAGTTAGTATCTCCATCCCCAGTAGCATTACCAAACATGGCATAATATTTTGGTCTGCCCTGTGCTGCAGATGTTCCTGTGATTGGTTGATACTCTTGTAGATAAGTTACATCTTTCTTCTCTAACCAAACGTTACTGCCTGTTAAAACAGCACTTGAATCATAAACTTGTATACCTCTAATAAACAAAGCTCCACCTGGAGCATTTATAGTTTCTTGCCCTGGGACTAAATTACCAGACTGTTGTCTTCTATCTGCATCGATAGGAACATCTCGCATGATTCTATATTGTGCATTTAAAATAATATTTTCTAAAATATCTGTTGTTAACACATTAGAGTCTGTCTCTGTGTAATTTCTAATCTGCGTAACTAATCCTGAATAACTTAATCCTGCCATTATGGTGTCAATGTTACCGGCCCTGCCGTTACAAACATTCCTCCTGCTCTTTCCGTCACAGTAGGAGTTGATCCTAATGTGAACGTATAATTATTTGTTCCTGTTACTGTTATACTAAATCCTGAAGAATTTTCAAATACTGTAAAAGCAAGACCTCCAGGAGATCCGTCTACGTTTCTAAATACCACAGTGTCTGAGCTAGATCTTCCATGACTAGGCTCTGTCACGGTAATTGTGGTGCTTCCTGATGTAATATTAAACGGATTACCAGGTAATAGACGATCTGTGGCGGGTTCTGTTCTAGCAGGTTTTGCGTTTTGCAAACCCTCTGGATCTGCCCCATGTGCTCTTGGCTCTAATTGTGGATGTTTTGGTTCAAACTCTGATATGTGTACTCTAGAACCGTTCCATTCTTGAACCATTTCTTTGTATGGAAATTCCATTCCTGATCTATCAGATATGAATTTAGCGTGTTTACCTTTTGCAAAATTAGACATTTGGATAATAAGTTTTTGGGGTTATATAAGAACTTGAAGATGAGCCATCCTCTGCTAAAGCTCTTTGTAATTCATCTTCGTAATACAGTTTCATTTGTTGTGATAATTCAGGTTTAAATTTTTGTGCTAAATAAAACGCTAACCCAGATACCATGCACGGAACAAATCTATATGGTACATCTGTAGCGTTAGTATAATCACCTACATCTTGTATTCTTTTTACAAAATAAAAATTTAAAAAATTACCAGCCTCTGAAGAACCTGGTGTCAAATATAAAGTTATTGTAACTTTATCTATAAATCTTTGAACATAATATTGAGAAGGTGTCCCAGTAGAAGTTTTATTAGAAAGACCTTGATATGTAGATCTGTTAATTTTTGTAAGTGGTGTATCCACATTTGATGAGTTTCTGTATACAGCCTCTAATACATCGTCAACTCCGTATACAGCAGTAGCATCAGATGTGCCATCATCTGTGGATCTAAACATAGTGTAAACTGCTTGATCAGCAACGAGTGTGATTGAATTATTTCCTATCTGCCAATAGTGAAGTCCTCTATTACCCCATTCTTGAAACAAGATATTGAGAGATCTTCTTGCTTGTCGTAACTGATTACCAGAAACGCCTTGCAAACCTATTCTTTCATATGCCTCTTCGATTATCTCGTCGATAGCAAATGTTTTATCAAAAGTTGTTGTACCCGAAGTAGTGTTAGCCATCTAACCTCCTACTTGTCTATTAATAATGTAGCAGCTGTTAAGTTTGTTATTGCAGATACTTTCATTCCACCTGGAAAAACAACTCCATCTTCAGGGATGTTAAAAGAAAAAACATCTCCATTAGCAACATCTGCTTGAAACAAAGTTGTGCTGTCCGTGTTATCTTGCAAAGTTAATCCTCCAGCAGAACCACCTGCATCTGAAACAAGAATAAGTCCTCTTAATCTTGTTCTGCCTGCAAACACTGCTCCAGTCGCTGTAACTCTTACTGCTTTTACATCTGACTTCATATTTTATCTCCTTATTGGTGTGGGCGGGTATTGAGATCAAAAAGTCTCAAAGTTTCCCACCCACATAATTATTAACTTACTGCTGCACTAAATGGTGTAGCTGCATCACCAGTACCACCAGTGTTGACTTGTACG